CTTATCGGTGGTATTGCAGGCGGTATCCTCGGTGGCGTTGGCGGATCCTTTGCAGGTGCTGCTGCTGGTGCTCAGGTCGGAATGGTCCGTCAGCAGCTTGGTGGCACCGCCGAATATGCAGCCCAGATCGGAAAACTCCAAATTGCGCTGCGCGGCGTCGCTGGTACGCAATCCAACTACAACCAAGCCATCAACGCAGCAGCCGCAGCCACGCGGGATCTCAACGTCCCACAGATGGAGGCAATCCAAGGCATCACTCGCCTAAGTGCCGCCGTCTTAGGAGCGGGTGGCACGATCGGCGATGCCAACTTCGCTTTCCGCGCTATCAGCGAATCAATCAAAGCTACCGGCGGCAATGCCGAGCAGGTCGATGGTGCGATGCTCGCCCTTACCCAGGTCTTCTCCAAGGGCAAGGTCAGCGCTGAAGAACTCAATCAGATCGCTGAGCGGCTGCCCGGCACCTTCACCCTCTTCGCCGAAGCCACAGGTAAGTCTGGCCCAGAGCTGCAGAAAGCGCTCCAGCAGGGTCAGGTCGGCCTCAACGACCTGATGAAGTTCCTCGAGCTCGCCAGCTCGAAGTACGGACAGACAGCTCTGGGCATCGCAGCATCTAGCGAAGAAGCTGGTGCGCGGACGAAGATCGCATTCGATCAGATGCGTCTTGAGGTTGGCAAGGCGCTGCAGCCCATTGGTGCCGAGCTTCAGACTTCCTTCGCTAATTTTGCTAAGGATATAACTCCTCTTGCCAAAGGTCTAGCAGAGGCACTTGCCTTCTTTGTGAAAAATGATACAGCTGCTGGTCTAGCTAAGTTTGCGCTAAATCTTGGATTAGTGACAGCTGGTTTTGTTGCGCTTCGGGCTGCTATAGGGTATGTGCAGTCATTAAATATATCTGCGTGGTTTGCAGCTACGGCCACCAATGCCAAGATTACAGGCGATGTAATGGCGACATCAGCTGCAAATGCTACGCGTTTTTCAGCGGCCTCGCAGGGTTTATTTACAGCCCTGTCACAGTTAGCTGCTTTGGGTGTAGTTACGGTAGGTATAAATTATATCCAAACTAGAGTTAAGGAGGCTATGGATATAAACGCGCTTGCAGAGCGTGAGTCAGAAGGTGGAGCAGCTCGACAGTTCCAAGGAGCTACACGTGAGACAGTATTAGCAGCGCAGGAAGCTCAAAAACGCAACCTCTATAGGCTTCAGCGCCAAGAAGAAAAGTTTCAACAAAACTTACAAAATAACCAATTACTGTATCAAATCCCAGGTCTAAATGCCGTTATGGCACAGACGTCGATGGAGGAACAGCTCCGTCGTGGTTTTGAATCACGATTTGCTCAGGGTGTTCTGTCTCTTGATCCTAATAAATTTCCAAAAGCATCTGTTGGTGGAACATTTCCTACTGCTCCTATAGCAGCAGGTACTAGAGAGACCGAGACAGCTCGTCTAGCTAACGAGACCCAACGTCTCAACGAGTCCATTGCCCAACAAGAGATTCGCTTAGCCGACAAGGTTTTTGATCATAAGCAGGAGCTGGCACGTCGCCGTTACGAGCTTGAAAAAGAGCTTCTCGACTTAGAAACACAGAATCGCCTAGAGCGCATGGGCAGCGTGGAGCGCGAAGCCGCGTCCATCTTTGAACAACAGCGCCAGCGTGATCTGCAGTACGCCGACAAACTTGCCCAGGCCAACGATGAGGTAGCTAAGGCAGCTCAGGCGATTACCTCGGCTCAGCGGATGGCTGCAGTCACTGGTGGCACTACTAGGGCAGGCCTTCCCGCTGGAATGACGGGTTACATCACTGGAGATCCTTCCAGCCCCTACTACCAAGCTGATCATGGCGGCGCAAAATACCACGAGCACGCAGCTTTTGCAGATCGCGCCACCGCCGAGGCGGCTTACAAGATCCTCACCAACGCCGGAATCAGAGTCACAGAGTTCCTAGGCCGTGGTCGGGTAGGTGGGCACACTCCAGACTCTGCCCACTACAGCGGTCTGGCCTTTGATGTACCTGCTAGCCAAGTACCCCCAGGACAGGAGGCAGGACTCACTGCTCGTGTCAAGCGCCTGCTAGGTATTGGAGGTGCGGGCGGTGGAGCACTCCAGCGTCGTGCTACGGCGGATCAGGGTGATGTTGGTGCGGCACAGCTGGACTACGCACAGGCTGTTGAAAGACGCAGAATTCTTGAGGAAAAGCAAGCAGCCTTCACAGCAGCCAGTAGGGAAACTGCTGCCCTGGCACTGTCCAAAGCTTTCCGCGAACAGAATCAAGAGCTCGAGAAGTCAATTAAAAACGAATCGATTCGCGTTGAGTTGCAAAGGAGCGGCTACTCGGAGGCCTACGTCAAGCTGCAGCTGGATCTAAATGATGCCCTAGAGCGCCGCAACCAGTTAGCGTCACAAGTGCCTTTTGATCAGCCAGGCGCACTCGCTGAAATCAACACCGCCTATGAGAGGCGTATCGAACTACTCAAGCAAACCTACGAGCTCGAGCAAAACCTAGCTAACAGCCTCGGCTTCCGCGAAGGCGCCCAGCGCTATGTCGAATCCATCGGCACCCTGCGTGAAGCCACCGCTGGCCTGGCTCAGCAAGGCTTCAAGGGCATCGAAGATTCTATCGTCAGCCTTGCCACGACTGGCACGGCCAACTTTGCCCAGTTCGCCACCAGCCTGCTGAACGACATGGCCCGCATCATCATCCAGCAGTTCGTGGTCAAGCAGCTAACCCAAGCGATTGGCAACCTATTTGGTATGCCATCAGCTGCCAGTACAAACCCATCGGGTCTTAATTGGGCTGGCATCAATAAGTACAGCGCTAATGGCAATGTCTTTGGTGCTAATGGCATCGTCCCCTATGCCAAAGGTGGCGTAGTCACGCGGCCCATGCTCTTCCCCTTCGCCAACGGTGGAGCGATCGGCACCGGACTTATGGGCGAGGCTGGCCCGGAAGCGATTATGCCTCTGCAGCGCGGCCCCAACGGCAAGCTGGGTGTGATGTCTGCTGGCGGTGGAACGACCAGCGTCGTGGTCAACGTCGACGCCACGGGTGGTAGCTCGGTCCAGGGCGACGAGGACAGGGCTAATCAGCTTGGTAAGGCTGTCTCTGCAGCAGTCCAGGCTGAGCTTGTCAAGCAGAAACGCCCCGGAGGTCTGTTGGCCGGATGACCACCTTCACCTACGTCCCAGACTTCCCAGCCACAGAAAACACCACGCTCAGGCTGCGCACCGTCCGCTACGGCACGACCGAAGAGCGCCTCGCCTACGGCCTAAACACGATTGTTGATATATGGGCCGTGCGTTTCAGCGGTCGCAGCGCTACCGATCGCAACGGCATCCTCAGCTTCCTAAGCACGGCTGCTGGTGCTACTCCGTTTACCTGGACCACCCCCTTCGGCGAGACGGCCCAGTTTCTCTGCTTCGACTGGGAATCCACGCTCGACAGCTGTAACCTCAACAGCGTCAGTGCAAATTTTGTGCTGACCTACACCCCCGAAGGTCCGAATCTGACCGCGCCAGCGGCTCCATCTAGCGCCTTCACCTACGCCGCCGAGTTCGGCGCCTCCCAGAAGTACACCAGCAACACCAAGCAGATCAACTTCGGCGATGGCTACAAACAGGTGCTCTCCTATGGCACCCATCCCGAGCAGATCGAATGGCCCCTTACCTTCGCCAACCGCACCAACGCAGAACGCGACGCCATCCGCACCTATCTAAGGGGAGCCAAGGGAGAGACCGGATTTACCTGGACCACCCCCTACGGCACCACAGATAAGTTTGTGTGCAACGAATGGAAAACAGATTACATTAGCTACAACAACAATACGATCAACGCAACATTCCGTCGCGTGTTTGAACCATGAGTTTTACCGCCTGGGCCGCCACCACTGCGTTCGTCGTCGGTGATGTACGCCGCGCCACGACTCTGCAGACCAGTGGCCTTGTCTTTCGCTGCACCGTCGCAGGCACCAGTGCCAGCACTGAGCCGGCCTGGCCAACGGACATCGGCAGCACCATTACCGATGGCACGGTAAGTTGGCAGGCGATCAGCAGCGTATATGAGGAGCTGGCTGCGCTGGCACCCAATGCCATCATCGAGCTATTCCAACTCCAGCTCGTGGCTGCGCTCCACGGCAGCTCCGACACCTACTACTTCCATGCCGGGGTCAATGCTGCTGTCACAGGCAACATCATCTGGAACGGCCAGACATACATCCGCTTGCCGATCCAAGCCGAGGGTTTCGAGTACAGCAACACCGGGACGCTCCCCCGTCCGACGCTCAGCGTCGCCAACCTCGGCGGTGAGATCAGCGCCCTCCTGCTGCTGGCCAATGCGTTCACGCCAGGCAACGACCTCGGCGGTGCGGTCGTCACCCGTATCCGCACGTTGAAGAAATTCCTCGATGGCCAGGCGACTGCAGATCCGCACGCAAAGTTCGCCGACGAAGTCTGGTACATCGACCGCAAGAGCGCCGAAACCCGTGACGTGGTGCAGTGGGAGCTGGCCAGCAAGTTCGACCTAGCAGGCATGATGCTGCCCAAGCGGCAGATCATCGCCAACATCTGTCAATGGCAATACCGCTCCGCCGAATGCGGCTACACCGGCAGCAACTACTGGGACGCCAACGACCAATCCGTCGGCACACTCAACTCTGACCGCTGCGGTAAGCGGTTGAGTTCGTGCAAGCTCCGGTTCGGCGCTACGTCGCCATTGCCGTTCGGGTCCTTTCCCGGCGCAGGGTTGACGCAATGAATCTGACCGATCGCCTCAAGGCTGAAATCCTCGCGCACGCGAAGGCCGAAGATCCCCGCGAGTGCTGCGGACTGATCGTTGTGGTCAAGGGCCGTCGCCGGTACTTCCCCTGCCACAACATCGCCGCCACGCCAGACGAGCATTTCGTCCTTGATCCTGCGGACTACGCCGCCGCCGAGGACGCAGGTGAGATCGTGGCGATTGTGCATAGCCACCCAACCACGCAACCCGCCCCCTCACCAGCAGACCAACTCAGCTGCAACGCCACCGGCTTGCCATGGGTGATCGTCAATCCCAAGACCGAGCAATGGGGCGGCTGCGAGCCAATC